CTCTCCGTCGTCGGCAGCGTCAGATGTGTATAAGAGACAGGTTGTAATGGTTGTAAGCGTTTTTATATAGGTGGTAGCATGGTTAAGGGTGCACGTCGTGTTCGTCGTATGCGTGTGGGTCATTATGAGAGTGGGTGTAGTGATTCTGATTGTGTAGGTTTGTTTGATTTTGTGATGGCGCATTATGCCGATGATATTGCTTTAATGCGGTTGAATTTATGGAATGATACGGGTGCGTGATAGGGTGTTGTTTGGCCTATTAGCTCAGTGGTTAGAGCGACATCCTTATAAGATGTGCGGGCCGGGTTCAATTCCCGGATAGGCCACGGTTGTTGAGAATCGTTATCGTTATTGTTAGTGTGATATATTAGGTCATGACATGCTGTTTGGCATGTTGTGGCCTTTTTTGTATGAGGTGTATGCATATGGATATGAGTTCTATCGCTACCCTTGTGGGTAGTGTGGGTTTTCCGATTGTCGCGTGTTGTGGGATGGCGTGGTTTATTGCCACGACGTTCCGTGATTTTAATAATTTGATGACGAAGAACAATGTTTTAACTGAAGAACTTATAGCCTTGCTTAAGAATGATAAGGGGGATGATAATGTTGATGAAACGAATATGGCGTAGCACATTGGCGTGCGTATGCGTGTTGTCGTTGGTTTTCGTGCCGTCTGCATACGCGGATATGCGTGGTTTTGACGTGAGCAATTGGCAGTGTGATATCGATACGTATGCGCTCGATGCTGATTTTGTTGTGGCCGGCGCGACTTGGGGTGTTGGCGGTTTTAATAATGTCTGTTTGGTCAATGGCGTTAATCAGGCCGCGAATTATCAACTTGGTCGTGCAGTGGACAGCGACAAAAGTATCGGCGTGTATCATTATGCAATGGGCAATGACGCGGTTGCCGAAGCTGATTTTTTTGTGGATAATGTTGCCGGATATGTCGGGCGGGCCGTGCTTGCATTAGATTGGGAGGCTGATGATAACCCGCAGTTCGGTAACGGCGTGTGGGTCGAGTCTTGGGTGCGGCGCGTGTATGATCGCACGAAAGTGTGGCCTGTCGTTTATACGGGGGCGTATTCGTTGGGTCAGCTCACGCCGTATGTGCGTGAGCATTGCGGTGTTTGGGTCGCGCAATATGCGTCGAATGTGCCGACTGGTTATCAGGCGGTGCCGTGGCTTTATGGTGCGTATGGTGAGGCCATGCGACAGTATACATCTAATGGTTACGTGTCGGGTTATGGCCCATTGGACTTGAATTATTTTAGGGGCGCGCGTTGGCAGTGGGACGCGTATGCGCGTGGCGAGCGTGATGGCGGCGTTTCGGCACCGGAACCGGTACCGGACACGGGTTGCGCGTCTACGTGTGTTACGGTCGGGCCGGGTGACACGTTGGCCGGTATCGCGGCGGCGACTGGTTTGTGGCCGTGGTCTGATTGGTCGGGGTATGCGTCCGGTGATCCCAATGTGATATATCCCGGCGAAACCGTTTGCTATGGCGGTGGCACTGTTGCGCAGCCGAATACGAGTGCGGTGCGCACGTATACGGTGCAACCGGGTGATAGTTTGTGGGCTGTTTTCGGCGTTGATTGGTCGCGTGTCGCGTCGGTTAACGGTTTGTCTAACCCGAGTTTGATTTATCCGGGTCAGATTTTGCGCTATTGATAACCATTGTTAATAATGGGCGTGTCGCTTTTTGCACACGCCGATTTTATGCTATAAATATATGTGTTAGCAAAAATGTTAACAGAAAACAGATACAAAGGATAATAATATGCGCAAGATTCGTAAGGTAATCGCTGATAGCGATATCAGCTATTATGACCGTAACGGCGAGTTGAAAACGTTCCACGCTATCGGGAATATTCGCACCGTTGAAAAAGCAGTTAAGGTGCTTATGGACGCGGGTATCGTTAACGTCCTGATTGATGATATCACCGTACATAAGACAACGTATGCTATGGACGTTGACACGTTTATCGCACACGCCGAAACCGTCGTAACCGATACCGATACCGACACCGATAACGACAACGATAACGACAACGATAACGAACCTGAATTCTGATTTTGGAAGGAAACATCATGATCAAGGACAATGAACAGATGAACGACACCGCTAATGAAACCGCCCAAACTCCTGTTGACAATTATCGTTACATTTGTACGATGGACAACAGTACTTTTGAGGGCAAGCGTGCCATTGTCAACGCGCGTAACAATGCGTTGTCGCTGAACGCTATCGGTGACACGCCGCTAACGGTCATTGGCGCGTACACCGCGCCGGGCGTGCGTTCTCAGACGGGACAGAAGTGCGTTAACGTCTATCTTTTTGCAAACGACGGTAATACGTATTTCAGTCAGTCGCAGGGCATTTATCGTAGCGTGTTGGATATTTATGATATGTTCCCTGATTTTAACGCGCCTAACGGTATCCCCGTGGCAGTGAAAAAGACGCCGCTCGGTGGTGGTAGGTCTACCAAATCGCTTGAAATTAAGTAGTTTGATATCAAGTAGTTTGAAATGAGAAAAAAGCGTCATAAAATAATATGGCGCTTTTTTTTATGAGGGTGGTAAAATCATGCCTAGAGCGCGTAAACAGGCGGACGTTTTAACCGCTAAGCGTAAGCGCGTACGCCGTGCGATAAACAGTCTGGAAAAAAGCATCACGGACGCCATGCCCGAGAGCGAGGCAAACGCGCGACGGGATTATATTCAGCGGCTTGAATCGCAGTTGAAAAAAACATATGTCGGGCGCGTGAGTAATCGCGCCATGCGTGAGGAATTATACCAGCGTGCCAACGAAGTCGCGGATACGCTTGCGCGTCAGGTTGGCGAGGTGCGCGGCGGTAAAGGTCGCGCGATGGAGCGTAGACGTTCGTTTAACATTTTCCGCACCGAGATGAGAATAGCATCTAAGGGGTTGCCGAGCGTGTTGGGTGAGCTTGGTCGGGAAAAAGTCAAGATTTTTTGGCGATACACGCAAAACATATGGCAGAAGCCGAATATTTCGCCTGACAAACGATTGGAGGCTGTCATGAGGGCATATGACGCGGACTCGTTGAGTGAGCTTTTTGATACCATTATGGCGCGCAATGAAAAAGTGTTGCAATACGCCAAAAGCATGAAAGCGCATACGGGCGAATTGGAGGACTATATGGATACCGACGGCGGTAGCCCGATATGGCTTGTGGCGGTTTCTCCTGACGTGGTACGATGAAAGCACGGAAAGAATACAGGGTAGCGGCGATATTCGACACCGAAACAACGAATATCGGTGAGGGTGCCGAAACGCGCGCGTATCCGATATTGTATATTTTCAACGATTTGCGGGACATCCCGTTAGAGTCGTATGATCCCGTTTCAGATGATGTACGTTTTTACCGTTATACGTCCGAAGCGCTGGCGTACATTGATGATTTGATTACGTATGGTCGTGCGCATGGTTATGTGCCGATGATCGCGGCATATAATCTCATGTTTGATATGCAGACGCTTATGCTGGAATTGGCGCAGTCGTATACGATCGAGGTCAATGCGCAGACCGCTACCAGCGTTTACACGCTTGACTTGTGCGTTGATGGTGATGTGGTGTGCCGTTTTTGGGATACGTTTTATCTCGAAATGGGCGGCCTACGCGCTATGGGTGAGACGTGCGGTCTGCCTAAAGCGGTGGGCGATTGGGATTACTCGCTGGTGCGTACGCCTGAAACGCCGTTGACAGAGGAGGAACTGTTTTACGCGCGGCGTGATGTGCAGGTGATACCGCAGTATCTGCAATGGCTGTTGCGTGCAAACCATTGGCTTACGTCGGACATGATGGGTTGTCGCGTGCTGACCAAGACGTCATTGGTGCGGCAGATGGCGCGCCGTGAGATTGGCGGGCGGCGCGTCATGTTGCAAGGCGGTAAGAAAATCACGTTGCAACGCGCGTTTGAAATGACGTGCAATCAGGAGTTTCCGAAAAATTACGAGTCCTATGCGTTGCGCAAAGCGTGTTTTCGTGGCGGTTTGACGTTTACGAGCGCTAAAACCGCTAGTGTTGTCGTTGATAACGTGGCGTCTCTTGACGTTACGTCAATGCATCATGCGTTTATCAACGGGCGGCGCTTGCCGGTTAAATTCGCGGTTGCCCCGCCGGAAATTTTGCAAATCGCATGTGAGCGTATCGTTGACACGCCGCTTGAAGATGTATTACGTAATTATAGTGACCCGTTTCGTACGGGGTTGCATGTTGCGATAAGTTTTACAAACCTTAGATTGCGGGTAAACACATGTTTTGCCGATTGGGGTATTGCGATCTGTCCACGCTCCAAGTTCGTGCGGACGTTGCAAGCGGACACCGATTACAGCAACAACGAACGCGCGAAAACACAGGAAAACAGTATTAGGGCGCACGGCTACGTTGATAGTGCCGTTAATCCGACGTTTGCTTTTGGAAAATTGTATCGGGCGGACGCATGTATCTTGCACGTTAATGAGATTGAGTTGTGGAACGTGGCACAGGCGTATGAGTTTGACGAAATGCATGTATTGTATGGCGAGGCCACCACTAAAACGATTGTGCCGCCCGATTACGTGACATTGCAATCCAATATGCTTTTTGCGCGGAAAACTGATGTTAAAAACCTGATTAAACACTACACCGAGGGTGTACCGTATGCGGGTGACATACCCGAGTCGATACCCGAGGGAATCGCGCGAGATGCTAGGGCGGGTACGTTGAGCGTGAAATTTTTGCAATCCTATTACGGTAGCACCGTTAAGGGACAATTCAATGGAATCTATGGCACTCAGGCGCAAGACGTAATGAAGGCCGATTACCGTGTGACGGAAACCGGTGAGCTGGAAGTAGATAAGGCCACGGTCTGCACTCCCGAGAATTTTGCGAAAAAGCGCCCGAAGACACCGCGCGTGCTGTACACGTATGGTATGCGAATTGTAGCCGGGTCACGTATGCATCTGGTGATAGCCATGATGCTGATATATCGGCGTTTCGGTAATCGCGTCACCGTCACGGGCGGTGATACCGATAGTCTGAAAATCAGTTGCGCCGATGACGTGGCCGATGCGGAGCTGTTGGACGCGCTCGAACCATTGCACGCCGCGATCGAAAACGCAATCAATCTCACCATGAGGCGCGTCCGAAACACCGCGCCCGACATGGCGTCGACGCTTGACCATATTGGAAAGTTCGAGGTTGAGGACTGCGGGGGTGCCACTCGTTACGCCGAGCACGTGGAACTGTGGAACAAGGCGCGTGTAAGTTTGGATATGTCCGGGCGCGTGCATGTCACTTGCGCGGGATTGCCACGGCCTGACGGCGTGTACACCATTGAAGACTGTATCGAGGATATCATGCGCATGGGCCACGGGTTCGCGGAAACGGTACGTTTGGCGCTTGGTTATGATGTGTTGGTTGATTATGAGATTTGCCATACGTTGCAACGTAACCGGCCGCATGTGTGGGATAGGTACGTCGGCACCGTCACCGATTATCGGGGTGCGACATGTCATGTTGACGCGCCCGAGGCGATCGCGTTGTATCCGTCCGGAAGGTGGCTGGGCGAATCGGACAAACAGGCCAACGGCGAAAATCTGTCATACATGGCGCGCATATATAATAGGCATGTGGAAACAACACCGCGTGAACTTATTGTGCGGGATGGTAAACCTATGATTGTGAGTATTGATGGCGAAATATTATTATGATCGGCTTAAAACCGTAATATTGCCGCGAAACGCAGACGTTAATATGATTATCGGTGCACGCGGTTTGGGTAAAACCTACGGTATGAGAAAATACATGATAGAGGATTTTTTGAAAAACGGATATTGTTTTGCGGAAATCGCCCGTTTTCGTGAGGAAAACAACGATGTTGCCGCAGACTATTTCGACCGTATTATAAAGGATAATATTTTTCCCGATTATGAATTTCGTACAACCAATAAAACAGCTGAAATACGACGGAAGAAAACCGGCAAAAAAGAAAATCCGTGGCGGATATGCGGTTATTTTATACCTTTAACCATGCAACAGCGAAAAAAGAAAAGCACATACGTGAGCGTGCGCAATATTTGCATGGATGAATTTATTATTGATAATGACGATAGATATCATACGTATTTGAAAAACGAGTTTGAACAATTGGCGAAAATTGTGGATACCGTGACGCGTGAGCGTGCCGATGATACCGAGCAACGTAAGCCGAGAGTGTTCCTTTTAGGTAACGCTTGCGACGCGTTCAATCCGTATTTTCGACGTTATGACGTGCCCCTTAATCCCGAGTATGGGCTGCAATGGCTTGATGGCAAAACATGTCTGTTCGATTACGTGCGAGACGATGACTACGCCGAGCAAAAGGCAAAGAACACCGTTGCGGGGCGTATGCTGAAAAACAATGATGATATGACCGCAAAAAACAAGTTTCGACAATTTGACACTGATTTTATCGAAAAACCGCATAAGCACGCGAAACTCACTTATGTGTTCCGTTGGTTTCGACAAGAATATGGGGTGTATGTCGATATGCGTTGCGGATATATTTTTCTTTCCATGAAATACGACGGCGGCGCACATGTGCCATATTTTGCAATCACACGAGATGATAACAAACTGAATTACCTCACTGCGAATATGGCGAAAGAATTGATTAAAAACCTTACATCGTATTACGCGTTAGGCTATCTGAGATATGACACGGTGGAAACGCAACACGCCATGTTTGAAATGCTCAAGAATTTCGGTGTAAAATAAACACGGCATACGTGAGGTGTCATAGTGATGTCGCTAAAACGCATTGTCGATAACCACGGTTGACTCCGGCGACGATGTGGCCGTGAGGGAAAAGCGCGCCGATTACCGCTATGGAGCATGTCGCAAGTATGCTATTCTTAAGTCGTACCGGTCATATACCGGTACGACTTTTCATATATGGAAGGAAAAACAAATGGATGACGAAACCACCGAGGAGAGGGACACCGCCGAACGTGATGACCTCACCCCCGACGAAGCGCACCGTGAAGGCGAATTCGATGACTTGCGCGACATGCTTTCACGGTTGCTTGATAAAATTGACGCAATGAACGAGCGAATCGACGGAATCTACGACAAATTCACGGATTCCGTGGCGCAGATGATCGAAAACGGTGCAACCGTCAAGGAAACCGATGACGCGGCTGAAGCAATCGCACAGGCGGCAGCAGAAGACTTGGAAAACCTCGATTACACACTGTAACGGATAGGAGTAAAATATTATGGCTGTAGATAATGCGACAATTTTGGACAAAGTCCGTACCAAGGGTACCGATGACTATCAGCAACGCATACCGAGCGCAACGCAAACCGGCGTGGCGAACACCATGCGCTATCTGTTCGACCCCATGAACCGCCAATATTTGAATGATTGTGTCTGGAACATGGTGAACCGTATCGGACTCACCGTGATGGCCCAGAACGCACCGTTTGAGAACCCGTTGGCGATTTTCAAGAAAGAAAATCTGTATTGGGGTTCGACGGTGCAGGAAATCGCCGTGAAATGGATTAAGGCGCACGGGTACAAGGATGACGCCGAAGAGCTTTTGAAGATGCACCGTCCCGAGGCGGCTGTCTGGTTTTACGAGATGAACCGTCGTGATCAGTATTCAATCTCATGGACTGATGACGAACTTCGACAGGCGTTTGTGGATGATTTTGGCCTGAACCGTTTCGTAGCGCAAATCATGGAAACACCGCGTAACAGCGATAATTACGACGAAATGAACATCATGCTTGCGCTGATACGCCACTACGAACAGAATCTCGGCTTCTACAAGGTACATCTTGACGCGGTGCCGAGCGACGAAACCACCGCCAAGACGCTGCTCAAAGCACTGCGTTCGACCGCCGGACGTATGCAGTTCCCAAGCACCCAGTATAATGCGCTGAACGTAACCGACATCCCGGCGTACGCGAATCCTCAGCAGATGGTGCTGCTAATCGAACCGGAATATCTCGCGTCCCTTGACGTTGATGCATTGTCGGCAGTGTTCCAGTTGGACAAGGCAGATGTGCCGTATCGTATCATTCAGGTGCCGAGCCTCGGCATTCCGGGTGCGGTGGCGTTGCTTGTGTCGACTGACTGGTATCAGGTGCGGGACACCCTATACGGCACTACCCAGTTCTATAATCCGCAGACGCTCGGCAACACGCTATATCTCAATCATTGGGGTATCTATGGCGTGTCACCCTTCACCCCGTGCGCGTTGTTCACAACCGACGCGGGTACATCCATCAAGGTTGTGTCTCAGACAGTGACCGGTTTCACGCTGACCCCGACCACGGATAACGTGTCGGCGGGCGACGTGGTGCAGCTCACGCCGAAGCTCACCGCCACCGTCGCTCCAACCGGCACCGCCATTCAGGTGGCACCGAACGCGGCGACGTACGAGGTCGCGGCGAATCATGCCGCAAGCGATGATGACGCGCACGGTGCGGCGTTTGACCTCAACGTCAATACGTTCGTGGATGACCAAGCGCGCTTGCACGTGCAGCGCGACGGCCTTGTGGCCGGTGACGTCATTACCGTGACGGGCATCGCTACGTATGTCAACCCGAACGGCGCGACTACGAAACATTCCGCAACATGCACGCTTACCGTCGCATAGTCTGATTTATGATATAAATGGGTGGTGTTTCACGTGAAACACCACCCATTTATCGTATATGAAAGGGTACAATATGGATTTCCCACATCTGCAAAACGCAACGACGTTTCCCGGTGCCGATACGCGCGTATATGAACAGTACCGCAACGTTTTCGATTACAATGTTTGGACGCCAAACACGGTAATAAAGTTGTGCCGTGTTAATTGGTACGACGATTATCACGATGTTGTGAAATTCCAAGATGATACCGCAAGAGATGCATGGTTCGACGCGCTGGATGGCGGACTTGTCAAGCTCACGACTAACATGTATATCGCACGCGCCGACACGGACGGTATAAAATTACCCGTACCGTACATGACGGCGCAACGGTATAATTACATTGTCGTTGATTTTTCGCATGATATTGTCAATACGCCGCATCAGAAAACCGACGTGCAGACACGCTATCACTTTTTCGTCACCTCGGTACGCGCGGAAGCGCCGAACACGACAACATGCACGCTTGTGCGTGATGTATGGACGGACTATATCAACAGCACCACAATTAACGGTTTGCTGTTGTCACGCGGACACGCGCCATTGACGGAAACGACACCGCAAAAACTGTTGGAAAACCCACGGGCCAACTGTCGTGATTTTACGTTGCCCGACGTTGATTATGGCAACGCGGCCACGAACATTAAAAAAAGCACGCCGATTAACTTGCAAAACGGGACAAGATACATATGTTTGACCGCAACGTTTTCACCGCAACAATTGCAATCAATGAGCAATGTTCGCGGTACAGCCGTTACGAATACTGATCCGTCATATACTAACGCCGATGAAACGGTCAATGATTTTGTATGGGGTACCGGGAACATAAACACGTCAAACGTAACCGGTGCGGGTACGTCATATAATTCCATTGATAACCTCACCGCAAGCAACGTGTACATGTACGCGCTGGAATCATCCAAGATATCGGGTGATTATTTTGATACGATGTTTGCGTATTATCCGCATATCATGTCACAAATCGTATCTGTTTTCGTTGCCACGGCAAGCATGATGCACCTTGAAACCGTCACTACGGTTAATGATGTGGAATGGCATACGGTCAGCGGCGCGCGCACAAAACTAGCGAACATTAATTTAACAATGAATGACTTCGGCTATTCGCCCGAATACGTCAAAATAACACGACTGTACCTTGCGCCCTATGCGCACTTGGAAATATCCGACAATATCGGCAATAAAACTCGGGTGGAAATAGCGGATTGCGGACATCTCTCGGCGCAAACCGTCACGTCATTAAGTTACCCGATATTACGGCAACTCGCATGGCTTGACGGTGTCGGGGGTGACGGCGGCACGTCCATAACCATCAACGCCATCAACGGTGCTAGCATTGCCGCCGACGTGCCGAACGCGGACGTGCTCAAAACGCTGATATCCCATGATATCCCGACGTATGCGTTACAACGCCGCGCGATTGACGCGCAACGCGCCGCCACTTACAATGTCGCCGTAAGTCAGGCACGGCAAAACGCCATGCTGACGTATGAAAACGGCGCGCGCTCGGCTAATGTCAGTCAGGCAAACACGTATCGTAGCAGTGCGGCGACGGTGTCGAACACCGCACGCGCGAATCAACGTGACATAGCGATAAAAGACGAGTCCAATAGTGTGCGGACGGATAATCTCACATACTCGAACACACGCCAAACCGCTGACTTGAGCACTAGCACGGTCAAAATCAACCGTGATGTAAGTGATGATAATACACTACAGAATAAAGCTTTTGTGGAGGGCACCCAAACTCAGGCAATAACAAACGTGGCAAGTGCGATAGGCTCAATAGCGGGGGCCGCGCTGGTAATCGGCACCGGAGGCGCGGCCTCACCGGTGGTGGCCGGTGCAATGGCGATCGGCGGTGCGGCGCTTCAGGGCTACAACACCGGTATTGCGATCACTAACAGTCAGGAACTCAACGCGACATCTAATTATGTTGCAACTGATAAAGCGAAAACCGCAATACAGGCCAACACCGAGCAAACACAACATGCCATAACGCAGTCCACCGCCGTGACCAGTCGCGCGAACACGCAAGCTGACCGCGTTACCGAGTACAGCACAAGCGCGGCTACCGACATGACCGCCACAAGCACGGGCACGGCCAACACTAACGCGGGCGCGTCACGTGGTCTGACGGTTGGCAACGCCAAACGTATCATGACGAATGCGCGCGACAATACTAATGCGTCATGGCGCGACATGCTCAATCATCCAGCGCAACCGGTCGGCGCGTATGGCGGCGACAATTTCAGGCAGGCCACGGGGCTTGACACCATGACCGTGAAAATAGTCACGGAGGATAACGGCGCGATAGCGGCGGCGGGTGATTACATGCTACGCTACGGGATCGCAAGCAACAAACTCTACAACAAACCGACGCTGACAACGTGCAGGCATTACACGTATTGGCGGGCCGGCGACATATGGACGATATGCCCATTGGCGCAAAACGAGCAATTGCAGACAATCAAGGATATTTTCAGTTCCGGTGTTACAATATGGAGTAGGCCCGAGGAAATCGGCGGCGACTTCGTACACGACAATCTATAAGGTGGAAAGTATGGGACGCAAACGTACACACAAAAGGCCGTTGACCCGCGCGGAACTGGGAGAGCGCGGCGCGCCGGTATGGCAACAGTCCGAGGCGCTCAATTCGCAAGCGTATTCTATGGCGTATTCGCAAATGTTGAATATCGCGTTATCACGGTTCAAATGGTTGAATCTGCCGAAAACATGTGACGCGTGGTTTCTTGAATACAATCTATTATATTTTGGTTACGCGACAATCGCGTTTCCGCATAGCAAGCCCGGAGTGTTTTTCAGCACGCAAGCGGTGACAACATCGAATTTCAACGTGTATTACAAGCCGAAGAAATGGGACAGCTACGGTGTCAACGGGTGGCGTTTTCCGGTGAACAATTCTAATGGTGTTTTCATCTACGCTAACCGTGCCCGCACGCCGCTCATTCCGACCATCGAGTTTTTCGCGCATGAAATAGAAGATTTGTACATGACGCGACGGCAGAATCGCTTCCACCAGAAAACACCGTTTATTTTGGAGGTTCCCGCCGGTCAGCAGACGGCGGGTATCAACGTTATCAAGCAAATCAGCGGCGGTGAAATGGCAATCATGGCGACACCCGGTTTCACCGATTCCATGAAAGCCAACGTGCTGAAAACCAACGTCGAATATATCGGAATGGAATTACAGAACGACATACAAAACACGTGGAACTCGTTCTATCAAGCGCTTGGGATCAAAAACCTCCCCTTGAAAATGGAACGGCAGACCGCCGACGAAATACAGGACTACGGCGAACCGACCGACCTACGCGCGCTCAGCGAACTGGAGGAACGCCGCGCCGCCTGCGATATACTCAACACCCGGTTTGAAAAATACCTCAAGGAACCGATACAAGTCGTGTGGAACGAAGACAACATCTCACGCAATTATGATTATTTGAACAACCTTGAAAGATTAGCCGGTGATGATAATGACGAATGACATAGACAGCTACCAGCCGTGCGAATCACGCGACGAATTTCATGGCGTGATGACGTACACGTTTGGCGAACTACTCGACGTGCCCGGCGGCGTTGACTGGGATAATGCCGCGTGGTCATGGCGGGACGTTGCCTATGATGACACGCAATACACGCGTTGTTGTCGCAAAATCGAAAACCGTTTCTACGATCGGGAACTAGGCGTTATGCCACCGTCAAGATGGCGACGGCACTTTATGCGGCTTATACGTGAAATCATGCCGACATTGCGCCCGCTCTATGCGCTTATAGACAATAATTCCGATATAATACTCAGCGATAGCGACACATGGCATAAAATGCGCACCGTGTTTTCCGATTTTCCCGCAACACAGCTCACCGAAAACCAAGACTACGCAAGCAACGCGACTGACAATCAATACGAGACAATCGCTAACGGTAATTTCATGGACAAAGTCAATCGTATCCGAAACGGTGATTATGTTGACATTGACGTGTTGTTGCTCGATCATCTAGAATCATGTTTCAGCCCGTTATGGACTATCAACATAAACAATTACTAGCGAGGTGATTTTTATGGACGCCAATACATTAGCCCGCGTCAAAAACGAATATTCCAAGCTTACCGAATCCATCAACAAACTTGGTGATTATCTATTGAAACAAATGAACAAAAAGAAAACGCTGACAGATAATCACTATAAATTGTTGATAAAACAATACGCCATCATGCTACAATACGCCGACGTTTTGGCGCAACGAATCAACCTCGCAAGGAAGGAACAGTAATGTTTCCATATCTACCGTTTTTCTCAGTATGGCCGTACACGCCCGCTATACCCGCGTTTTACTGGAACGCCAAAAGTCAAGAGGAAATAATAAAACACATTGCGTGTGAAATCGACCACATAACGGCATATCTTGACGAAATCGTAACCGACATAAACAAAACACTAAACGATTATGACACAAGAATAAAAAACATCGAGGCACACCTAAACGATTATGCAATCGCCATCGCGCAAATACAGGAACAAATCGACCACATAGGAGACACACAACTAGTATGGAACGTCACAAAAGGCGAATACACTGACAGTAAAACAGCACTACGTGATTTATACCGCGAACTAGCGGTGTACGGCGCGCGCGTCACTCAAATAGCCGATATCAACACCGGCAAACTAGCCGAACACCGAACCGACGAAACACCCGCAATCGGCAATCTTACCATATTCGATGACACAACACCACGTGTTACTAACCCAACCACCGGCGACAAATATCCGCCACTCTCATAAAAGGAGCATCATGGTTAACACCACGAATTATGAACTGGAAAAATACGAGGCAGGAAATTCCGCAAATCTACTTGACCAATACAATGCGTCAATGGATAAAATCGATGCAGCCATAAAAGGCGTCAGCGATAAAGCGGACTTAGCGCTAAACAATAACGTGCTACCGGACGGCTTAGCCGCATTCATAAAAGCACTAGGTCTAAACGGGACTAACGCGAAAACACTCGGAACCACTCTCAACCACATATTAAACCGTACCGGAACGGAAACTTTCACCGTTACCGACCTCGCCGAACTCAAAAAAACCGCAGAGGGCTACCCGATTCCGCCGACCAAGTAAGGGCATACCATCATGGCAACAGAAACACCGTTCTATCACCTGCCACTGTACGAAACAGGCGATCTAGCCGACCTACGTGATGGATACAACGCCGCAATGCGTACCCTAGACCGCGTAATACATCAACTAAAAGTGCAAGAAGAAATAAATCACCCGACAAACCTCAAGAAAGGCAACTAACATGACCGATTATACAACTAACTTCAACCTCGAAAAATATCAAACCGGCGACGCGGCAAACCTCAATGACCAATACAATGTGTCAATGGATATTATCGATGATACCATGTACAAAATCAACACTAACGCAAACACTGCGGGCGGTAAAGCCACGCAAGCGCTCGAAACAGCACAAAACAACACCAAAAATCTCACAGCATTAGGCGTAACCGATACCGAAACCGCAACACAACTCAAAACCAAAATAGATAACACAGCAGAAACAGCACAAAACAACAAATCAAGTCTAAACGCGCTAGGCGTAAACAACGTTACAGATGCAACCAACCTCAAAAATAAAATAAATAAAAACACTCAAGACATTAGCAAAAACACTCAAGACATTAGCAAAAACACTCAAGATATTAGCGCAATCAACACCACCATAAGCAACTACAAATATAATAGCGGATATATGGTAACGTTCGGTGACTCTTACGCAGACTCAGCCACACCACAAAACACATGGCCGTATTGGTTACACCAATACATCCCAACACTGACACTCAAAAACTACGCCGTCAGCGGTGCTGGTTTCAATGTGGATACGCGAACATTCATAAAACAAATAAACAACGCAAACACAGACAGCACACTAGACAAAAACAAAGTCAAACTAGCCGTATTAGCCGGTGGGCGAAACGACAAACTGGACTACAATGACGCTAAGACAAAAATACAGGAATGCGTAAACCTAATGATAACCTTTTTCCCTAACGCACGAATACTCATAGCACCAATGTTATATGATGCTAGTTTCATAGACGGAAACGGAAGAGTGAAACTAGCCGGACTAACAAACGGTGCCGAAGCAATCACCACTCACACGCCAAACACCGAAACACTAAAATTCGCTTACCTATGGCTAAAAGGCGAAACAAAGTCAATAGGATCAGACAAAATACACCCCAACCAACTAGGCGCACAAACCATAGCAAAATACATATACGACGGCGCATACGACAATTACAAACCACGTCAAGCTATGATAGATACCGTGTTCGGTGACGCAAAAGGATTCATAACACTGCAAGACGGCATAGTAACATACGACATAGCCGGACCCGTCAGCAACATAGGAACCGGACAAGGCCGCACCCTCCCCGGTTGGGCTAGCACATGGCACAACGTATGGGTATGGGGCGTAAGCGCTGGAAGCACCACCACACCACGCTTATATCAATTCCTAGGTACAAACGTATCCATGATGAACTACACCGGACAAACAGGCAACATGAGCGTACACGCCACATGGACAGCATAAAATAATATGAAAACATAAAAACCCCGCATTATATGCGGGGTTTTTTCATTTAAACAATTATGTCAGTCACCATACAAAATCATAAATTGAGACAACATATGCACAAACACCATTTTTAACACCACAACATATGAAATCAAAATCACAATCACCATAAGCACAATCAAGAACCTTAGTAAGAGCTGATTTAAACGTGACCACGCCATTATCAATCTCCTTACAAGTAGTAACAATTTTCTCAAAACCGTCAATATCAACCGAATATACATGATTAGGTACAATCTCAGTTACATAGACATTAACTTTAAACATTTTAATTACTCCTTTTTGTTTGTTTTTTTTTGTTGACACCTCAAATATAGCACGCGCGACATCACGACACGGCACGTTTTTCCCGTTCAATTTTTTCGCTAACACACAACACGCGCCATGTCAAACTTGCACGGCGTGTCTCAGACCCTCACCGCCTTAATGGGAACCATTCTCAATATGGG